CTACACTCTCTGCAAGTGATTTGATTTTTTCTACTTGAGTGGCTGTTAAGCCTTCGCAAACTGCATGTGTAATTTCAACCTTACGTGATTCAACCAAAGACTTCTTTAGTTCAACGCTACGTTCGATTTCTTCGTCAAGCTTGCCTTCAAGTTCTTCAACTTTAGAAGCAAGTTCGTCAACCAGGTTAACCTTCTCAGCAGGAACATCAATATAGTGTTCTGCAAATAGGTTACGTAAACCAGCAATAAATTCTTCGGTCAGTTCAGCACGTAGACCAGATTCGATTGCAATTTCATTTTGTTCGAGCCATTGTTCAACAACGTAGTTAAGATAACTATCAACCTTTTCTGTAAGGTCAGTCTTAACTGTTTCAACAGCTTCTTCTAACATGCCAGCGTATTCGGCTTCCATTGCTTCTTGGATTTGAGAAACACGGTCGTGTACACGAGCTTCGAATAGTGTGGATGCTTTAGCTTTAAAGTCTTCAGAGATAGTAGAATCGTCTGCAAAGAGAGATTCAATATCTTCAGCAAATACTTGTTCGTCAGTTTCTACTTCTTCCATCTTAGCAGAAGCATCTGATGGTTTAGTAGTTGGCGCAGCTGCAGTTTTCGATGATTTAGTAGCATCGATTTTAGCAGAGTCGTCATCTGACTTGTAGTTTTGGTTTGTTGGACCGCCAAGGTCTACAACTTCACCGGCTAGTTTTTCGGGTGGCATAGCAGGCGCTGATTTTTTGCTTCCAGACAAAATATCTGCCGCTGCTTCCATTAGTTTATTTGATGCCATTAGGAATCTCCTTATGATTTTCTATTTATAAAAATTAAAGTTTACGTAGGTAATTTTCGAACAATTTTAATGCTACTTCTTCCATTTGGACAGAACTAGCTTGTTTAATCATACGTTTAGCGTGGTCGAAATCTTTCTCTACAAACTTACCATCGACCATCATCCATTCTTTGTTTTCCATGATACCCTGAACAAAGGCACCAGGAGCAGAAGGGTCCGCAACAATGTCAGCAGCCGTAGCTAATCTTAAATCGTCTTGAACTAAATTGTAGCCTTCTCTTGTTTGAATGACTGAACCAAGAGCTCTTGATGAGACACCAAAATTTACATCGTTTTCGATAAAATTCTTAACGATTTGTCCGTATGGTGTATCTAGGATTTTTGCCTTACCATAAAATGTATTTCCATCTTCTACAAGAGAAACTATTTTATGTGAAACTCTTTCGAGGTTCAAGGTAGGTGTATCAGGATGTCCCAATTCACCAAGTGCTCGGTTAGTTTGGATATATTCTTCGTTGTATCGGGCGACTTCTTTACGAAGCGTGTCCATTTTGTACATACGATTGTTGCGATTTACTTTATCGCCAACAAGAAACGTACCTTCAATAAAGAGGTGTTTCTTACCGTTTTCGGAAGCTTCTGTGAGATATTTTACGTTCTCAACCGTTTCTCTAATTAGTTTCATTTTACATTCCTACTAAAGGTGTAGCGTAAGTTGCTTCTTTAGTCAACTCAAGCACTAAAGAACCACCAGTGTTAATGGTAACAACAATACTTTGTGTGTTATTGTTGGAAACAGCGTGATTAAATTCATCAAACTCAATTTGGCCTGCATTATGTAGTGAAAACAAATTAACACCATTACGAGTAATTTGAATATTACCATTTGTTGACCAGGCCATTTTACGAATACTTGCTGATGTAACAGTCTCATTAGCTTCGTATGATAGGTTTGCAAGTGTTATAGTTGCTCCGGTATCAACAATTCTAACGATTGAAGATGAGCGTCTAGTGTTAATTATTTCGTGTGCCATTTTATTTTAGTCCCATTGATGCTCTTCTACGCATTGACATTTTACGTTTCATAAGTGTACGGCGTAGTTTAGATTTTCTAGTTGTTTTCCAAGAACGTTTTAATAAACGTGCTTTCTTAATTCTTTCCATCGCAGGTATACGTTTAACTGTATTACCTGAAACTCTAAATCCTTTAATTGCTGAACGTTTAACATTCTTCTGAACGACAATACGCCCTTTTGCATTACGTCTAATTCTACGGCGAATCTTTTGAATACGACCTTGTTTAACGATATTTGGATTACGTTTTACCGCTTCTTCCAATTCTTCAACAACCTCAAAAGAATCTTCTGCTACATAACGTTTAGCCTCAACCAAACGTTGTTTTGTAATTTCATTCAAACGCTCAAACAAAGCATCTTTAGCTTCGTCTAATTTGTTTTCAATTATCTTTTGAATAAAGTTCATTTAGATTTACTGAAAGCAAAGTTGGCAACTTTAGATAGGTGATAATGTGAACTACTTACCATATTAGCTATCTTCTTTTTATTCTCATCATTCAACTTATCATGTACTTGAAGAATAGCACTAGCTGTAAAACCATCAACCTTTGAGGCAGAACCATCAAGGTGATTTACAGTACCATGTTGTTTACTATCTCTTATCTTTTTTAACTGGTCAATACCATTAATCTTTGCTTCATCAATTTGAACTTCTTCTGCCTGAATAGGAGAATTAATATCAGAATTTGTAGAATAAGGTATCGAGAAATACTTATTTAGTTTATCATTATAATAAAGAGCAATGTAAGTGTCGTTTGAAAAAGAACGAATATTTTTACGTCTTAAAACTAGAACCGCAGGCGGGTCTCTTTGTAAAACGTTTTCGTCTAACGTTTCTTCTTTCATTTGTTCTTTATCTGCAACGACAGTATCTGGATTTATTACTACTCTATGAGCTTTAACTTTTCTTTGATTGCCCGCTGCATCAGTCACTACTTTAAAATTAGAAGTGTCTTTAACACCTTCTTCTAATTCTTCACGCACTAATCGGCGTGTTTGTTGGAATAACTGCTTGTTATTAGAAATTAAATCTACCATTTTGTTAAAAAGGTTTTGCATAATAGCACGGTCAGCATTACTAAAGACTGGACGTTCTTCTTGCATTTTATCAAGAATTACGTGTAGCCTTTGAATCTGTGCTTTGTTTGCTAAACCAGCACGAACCAACATATCGAACTTGGAATAGTCCGTTTTTTCTTCTTCAAGAATTACTGTTGGTTCTTGCTTAAACTTTGATAGAGATTTCATTCTTCTGTTTCGGTCTCAGTTTCAGGTTCTGTTTGTCCACCAAAAATACCGGCAGACATTTCTTTTTTATAAGATTCTAATGCTTCAAATGACTTAGTAGTTAAAGCATTTTCTAATGTTTCTTTTGCAGCAGCTGATTCGCCTGTTGCAAGTTGGTCAATAAATTGTCTAGTGTTTGACATAGTATATCCTTTTTTATTTATTTATGCCCAAAGAATTTTTTTCTACGGCAGCATCTAGCTGAGGTGTAGGTGATTCTGTAGGGTCATTTTCAATAGTGTTATCAACAGGTTCTGGACCTTGTTGTGGGTTCTGTGCATCTTGCGCTTGTTGAAATAAATCAGAAGAACCATCTTCTTCCATTTCATCTGCCATTTCTTCAATCTCCTCATCGGTCATACGAAGAACAGTCTTCTTAGCCCATGTTTGTGAGAAGTATTTACCAATGTATGGATCCAACATCTGTAGAGTCTGCACTCTTTCACGTAACAATTCTGATTCACGAAGTTCAGTAAAGTTATTATCTTTTGTAAATTCGTAATAAACGTCTTCTTTAAATCTATCCCATTCTTCTACAGAACAAACACCTTTAAGTGATAACTGTACTTTAAGAGCATGGTCAAATAATTGAGAAAACTTATTACGAACTCTAGTAACAAATTTAGCAAACTTTAATTCGTCACGAGTAATTTCAGTAGAACGGCCAAGAGAAGCAAATCCTCCGCCTGATGTATTGTCTAAACGTGAATAAGGAACATTTAAAGACTGGAGTAATTTCTTTTTAAAGTAATCAACGTCTTCAATTTGTCCAAGGTTTTGTCCGCCTGGCAATGTTGTAATTTCTGTACCTTTACCACCTTCACGGCGAGGTAACCAAAAATCTTCCAACATTGACATATGTTTTCGGTCATCACGCAACTCACCAGTATTTGCATCGTAAACCATTTTGTTACGATACTTAACCATAATGTCACGTAGATATTGTTCTGCTTTACCTTTTGGTAAGTTACCTACATCAATATAAAATACACGGCGTTCTGGTGCTCTTGACAAACGGTAAATAACAACCGCATCTTCAATCATTCTAAGTTGATTGAGTGGTTTAATTGCTTTATGTAGATATGAAATGACGAATGTGTTTTTAGCATCCATCAAACCAGAGTTAACATTAATAACGGAGTCTGGTGCAATACGAAGGCCTTGATTAGTGCCTGCCGTATAAGTTTGGGTTGTTGTGCCACGGTCATTATAAACATAGTACTCAGCAATCGACTTGATTACGTTAGCACCAGTTTTTGTGTCACGTTCTTTATTAATCTCACGCACCTTACGGATTTTACGTGGGTCAATATATCTTAATTCTTTAATACCCTCTTTAGGGTTATTTTCGTTTACGATGATGTGAAAGTAAATTCTACCATCAATGTACCAACGTTTGAAAAGGTCATCTGCAAGACTGTTAAAATTTAACATTCTTTGGACGTTTGCAAATTCTTCTGCAATTTTCTTTTTAATTGAATCTGGTTGTTTGAGGTTGTCCATATTAAGTTGAACAACTTTGCCGGATTCATCGTGCGTAATAGCTTCGTTTACAATATCGTCAATAGCAGCTTCCAATTCAGGATGATTTGCCATTTCACGGTATCGTGTGATTAGTTCCAGTTCGTTACGAACCGAGCCCTCTAGGTCAACATATGTACCATAGTGAGCGTTTTGAGTTATGTTTACCGCACCATCATCGATGGCTGCATTAGGTAAAGCAAAAGAACGTTCCTCAGGCGGTTGTGCCTGAACAACGTCTTTACGACCTATGGTAAAACCAAATAAATTTATCGCCATTGAGTTATCATCCTAAAAATTAATAGAGAAAGGGCCGAAGCCCTTCCCTTTAAACCACACCTGAATCTGTTGATTCCCACCATTGGTAGGACAACGTTACAGAAAATTCCTCAATAGTATCATTTGAACTCCAATCTACATCGATTGGAGTTACATCTGTTGGGAATAAACCAACAAACTTGTACTTCTTCAATGCTTTACCACCTTTAGCAAACTGTGTAACGGTACCGTCAACAGTATAGCTTGTAGGATTCAAAGCAGCTGGGTTACGAATATTTAGTGCATGGGAATTGATACCAGCCATCCAACGTTCAAATGCGTTACGAACAACGAAGTCTTCATCGTTAATAACTGTAATTGTCCAGTCTTGGAATGTTCTGTTACCCACAAACTTCAATTCACGACCGAAGTATTGAACAGGAACAACACCGAGTGTTGCGCCTGGTAGTTGAGCAGTCTTACACATGAATGTAAGTTTTTGCTGTGCGTTCTCTGGTAGAGCGAACGCAGGGAAAGGCATAGAGACCTCGAAGAGGTTAGGACGTGCGCCGTCACCAACCAATTGGGATCTGAATTCATTTACGTTAAAAGCCATTTAATTTCTCCTGTATTCTTATTTATACTTGGCGGCCAACGATTTCATCGAAGGTCACACCAGAACGTACAGCAACAAAATTTAACTGGATGAAATTGATTGAACGAGCAGGCTTGATGTAAATATCACCAACAAACTCATTACGGTCAATAACTTCAGCAGTATTATTTCTTTCATCACAAACAACACGGAAGTCGGTAATACCACGGCGACCTTGAACATCTCGTAAGAACGGTTCAACTAAGTTAACAAACTGAGCACGTGTAAACTGGTCATTAAATTCAAAGATTGATGAACGAGCAGCTTTAGCAATTGCCTTTTCAAGAACAATAAACAATCTACGAACGTTGATACGGTCAAATGCTGTTGGGCGAGTTAACAATGTCTTATCACCAAACAAGATTGTACCTTCACCTTGGAATGTAACAACTGGATTAATACCTTTAACATATAAAGAATCACGGTCAGCCTTAGTAGGATTCCATGCCAATTTAACAAGGTTCTTAATCGAACCACGGTTTGAACCAGCAGGTGAGAACCATGGGTCACGTTCTAGGTCAGTACGAGCACATAGACCAGCTGTGTCACCATTTAATGGAACCCAACGATATACGTCATTGTACTTATCGTACTGATATTTCCAACCAGAATCCATAACGGCATAGTCAGAAGAATTAACCGTTGCACGGAAAGAAAGAATGTCTGTAACTTCTGTACCAGAATTGTCAACAACATTGTCTTTTAATGGAGAAACAAATACTACACAATCTTTACGTATACCAGCAATATTGTCGATTAAATGATTAGCAAGAGTAGCAACAGCAGGACCAGCAATAATTAATGAAATATCAACTGAGTCAGGATTTGCACACATACTGTATGCTCTTTGAATGTCGCCAGTAGTTACTGAACCAGAAGCACCATTTGCTAAACGGCTATTTATTTTGGTACTCAATAAAGTAAATGAAGTGCTTGTTGCAGTATTGCCCCAGTTTGTTGAATCTGGATGTGCCATTGACCAAACGTAATTTGAACGGCTATTTAATACGTCTTTGTAATAGTTTGTAGAACCGTCTGCATTTTTAGCATCGGCCGCTTTAGAAATAAAAGCAAATTTTTCTAAAATTGTATTTGCAACACCGGTAAATTTAGCACCAGCATCAAGAACAACAATATGTACTTCATCGTTTGCGCCACCAACTGTGGAAGCGTATGTAGAAGTCCGTGGAGTATCGGTAAAATTACCAGCATATGTCCAACCAGTATATGTGTTAGCGTCTACTATTTCAACACGAATAGAATTACCTAAATCACCAGCATATTTTGCTGCAAAACGACCATAAGTATTAGCACCGCCAGAAAAATTACTGTTATAATCATCTTCATTTTTAATTAAAATGCCAGCGCCAGTTGAAGTTGCGTTAAGTGATGTTGTAGTATTCGCAGCACGAACTACTTTAAGATTATTAGAATATGCAAGAAAGTTTGCAGCTGAGAACCAGTATTCGTAGTTGCCATCAGTTGGTTCACCAAATTGGTTCGCTAAGCGAACCTCATCGGATACTGTGACTACTTGGTCGACTGGACCCCAGGCAAATTTTCCCGCAAAAGCGCCTGTTGAGGACGCAACGGAAGGTACAACGGAAGTAAGGTCTACTTCGGATACGTTAATACCAGGTGAAAGCTGAAATGCCATGGATTTCTCCTTTAGTTATATGTAGAATCAATTCTTTTCATATGATTCTCTATTTAGTATTTTTACAACCTCGATGATAAGTAACCTTGAGGAAGCGTCTTTTCTTCTGAATTATTATTTGACCAAACATCACCAGAATCTATAAACATTTCGTCCTGTTGGCCATCGTTAATGAATCCTACAGGTAACATTTCTTCTTCAATCTGTTTAATCTTCTGTCTGTACATAATCTCACGAAGGTTAACATCCGTGATTTCTTTAAAGTAGGGGTTAGATGTTAGCCAACCAAACAGAACTAGAGGCATAACCAAATCGTCATGGTATCCCTCATCAGCCGCATACGAACCTCTACTCTCAATAAACGTAGAAATTTCTGATATTACATCAGCATCAGGAATTAACAGTTTCTTTTCTTCTAATAGAGACTTGAAGTTGAAACATCCCATGCGTTTTACTTTTTTATCAGTATTTACGCCTAGTTGAGTTTTTCCTGCACCTGCAAAACCACCTGAAATTTTTTGTCCTTTAGCATCTCTCTGAACAAACAAAATATTTTCATATTCATATTCGTAATATAAAATATGCGACACTTGTTCAGAAGAATTAATTTCAATCAGGACATACGCATCATTGAATTCTTTAGCCAATCTATATATCACCGTTGGATATAGCATCGGCGCAATTGTATTATCTCTATACTTGCCAACCATTTTGTATGGTACATCGGTAACATCAACAACAACGAAAGCTGAATAATCGCCGCCAACTCCTTTAGCAGTATCGGCAACTATAACATATGTATGTCCTTTTTCAGCCATCTCATATAAGTCCACACCATCTTTGGAATAGATTGGATCGTCATAGGACATTTGTTCGATAACGTCTGAACGGATGAGTGTCAGCGCAGAACCTAAGAACTTACAAAGCACCTCTTGATTGTACTTGAGGTCGCCCAATTGGCGTCTTTGTTCTTCTGCCCATTTCTCATCTCTACCTGGAATTTCCCAGTACGGGATAAACATAGGCACAAAGTCATTACGTTTATTCATTGCATCATTCCAAAACTTCCAGAAATGGTTATAACCAAGTGGTGTAGAAGTAATTAGAATCTTTGTGGTTTGACCAGCAGAAATAACTGGATAAACCGCAGTAAAGAACGCATCAGCAATATTGTTTGGAATAATTGAGGCTTCGTCAATATACAACATGTTAACAGACTTACCTCGAATACCAGAAGCAGTCGTAGCAGAAGTAAAGACCTTTGAACCGTTTTCTAGTTCAACGTCACCTTTGTTCCATACTTTAATACCTTGTTGCATCCAAATTGGTAGATACTCATACATCAACTGATAACGTGACATAATTTCACGAGCAGTATTTGATTTGTTAGCAAGAATAGCTACCGATTTAGATTCTTGGAATATAGTGTACCAAAGAATATATGCCGCAGCAGAAGTTGTTTTTCCTTGCTGACGACCTTCCATAAGAATAACCTTTCGGTTATCATGGATTAATTTGATTTTTGTTTTTTGACAATCATATAACTTGAACGGTTGAATACCGT